GAGGGGGTGTCCCCCGGCGCGGCTCGGCTGAATTGCTATACCACCCTCACACGGCCAGATCGCACGGGTACAAGTCAACGAACAGCCCGTGGGTACTTGTCAAGGCAGCAGGATGCAGTACGTTTGAGCAACACTTTGCAAGGAGGCCAGATGGCGCGAGTGAGCAAGTGGAGCGAGGCAGAGCGGCGGGAAGCGGTGGAGCTGGTGCTGGACGGGATGGCGGAGGGCAAGACGCTGGCGGATACGGTGCGGGACATTGCGCGACAGCAGCGGAAGGCGGGGAAGACGGGGGACGCGGTGCTGACGCAGGGACAGGTGCGCCGCTGGGTGGTGGAAGACGAGACCCAGTTTGTGCAGTACCAGCGCATGAAGCGGCTGTTGGGGCAAGCGTTCGCGGAGGAAGCCCTGCACATTGCGCGGGAGTCTACGACGAGCAGCACGGCGCTGGACCGGGTGCTGATCGACACGCTCAAGTGGGCGGCAGCGAAGGCCAACCCGAGCGAGTACGGCGAGAAGCAGACCGTCGAGCACCAAGGCGCACAGACGTTGCAGGTCAAGATCGTCGAGGATGACGCGCCGATCCGCAACCCGAAGGCGGCGGAACAGATCGGGAACGCGATAGCGACCGCGATGACGACGCCGGTCATCCTGAGCTTGCCTGCCGTCCAGCCCGTCGCGCTAAATCCGTCCGAAGACGCCGACGAATAGCGCAGAAGCCAGAAATCCACACAAATCCCCGTCAGAGCGCGAAAGTCTGGCGGGGGCTGTGATGGTCGGGAGCGCAGGAGATCCTCGCTAAAACCCTCACTCTAGCGCATTCTAGACCTATTCACTGGATCTAAGATCATCGGGCTTGCCCGATCTGGCGGTTTGGAGCGCAGAAACGAGGAAGATAGGAACAGCGGTACTATTGACTAGCGGAAAAACCTGTCAAGTCCCTGTTACAATCAGTTAACGTAAAGCGCAGTAAGCGTTTGACGAAAGCAACATTGTGATGTGTACATGTCAACATATATACTGTAGTTAACGAGTGAACGAGTTAACTACGTAAGCTCTAACGCGCTACGCTTGTTCTGTGCTAACGCACAGGATTAAGTATAGAGTTCATGGACTATGAACTGTGTAAACACAGCGCACATGATCTCTAGAGATCTAGAGATCGAGGCGCGGGGTGGAGCAGTGGTAGCTCGGCGGCTTCATACGCCGCAGGCCGTGGGTTCGATTCCCACCCCCGCTATATGACCGCCGTATATCCCTTACACGACGGGCGATATCGCTCGGAGACCCTGCATCGCTGTGCGTGGTGCGGGGAGTGGGGGCGTCCGGCCATGTCGGTGTGCAGCAAGTGCGGGGAGTGGTTTATCCCTGTTCCCAACACCGGCCCGCCGCCGGTGCGTGACTAAGGAGCTTTGTGGCCCGACCGTGGACCGCCGACGACATCGCGCTGATTAAGGCGCTGACCCGCGACCGTCTGACCATCGCCGAGATTGCCAAGCGCATGGAGCGGTCGTTGCCGTCCATCCACAACAAGCAGGCGTCGTTAGGCATCGGTTCCGTCCGTAGCTTTCGGGACGGCGTGAGTTGGGAGGCGCTGGACACGATGCCGCAGCCGGGGGCCGAGACGGTCCACGACAAGATCCCCGAGTGGTTGGAACAGTTACGCCCCGTGGCGCTGCCCGCTCCGCCCATCCCTGAGCGCCGGACAGACCCCAACGGCTACACGCTGGTCGCTGGGGATTTCCATTTCCCGATGGAAAGTAAGGACACCATTGCGGTCTTGCTGGAAACCATCGCGCTATTGCGCCCACAGCGTCTGATCCTAAACGGCGATACGGTCGATCTGCTGGCCGTCAGCCGGTATCCCAAGGACCAGCGCCATACGTGGGATTTGCGGCAGGAAGTCACGGCGTTCCATGCCTTTCTGCACATGGTCCGTAGCGTCAGTGCCGCGTGGAACATGGAGATCGTGGAAACCGAGGCCAACCATAGCGGCAATGGCACCGCCTCCCGCTGGCATCGTTACCTGTCGGATCGGGTGCCGGTGCTGTACGGCCATCCCAAGGCGCAAGAACTCCTGAACTACGAGACATGGTTCTACCCTGAGTGGTGCCCGATCCGGCTGCAAGACCATGCGCTCATCGCGGATGAACTGCTCGTCATCCACGGCGATATGGTCCGCAAACACGCCGCGTATTCGGCCCGTGGCCATGCCGAGAAGTGGCACAGCAGCGTGATGCATAGCCATACGCACCGGATGGGCAGTAGCTTGGAGCGCATCCCCGCCGTGGGGCTTCGGCCAGAACAGGTCCGTCGCGCATACGAAATTGGCTGCATGTGCGACTTGAACCCCAGCTATGTCTCGGCCCCCAACTGGACGAATGGCTTTGCCATTGTCAGTCACAACGAGGAGCCGGGAGTCTACGGGGTGGAGTTGGTGAACGTGGTGCATGGACAGGCGTCAATCGTGGCGCTTGGCAAAACCGTCCGCGCTCAACCGGTCTAAGCCGATGGCTGCTCGTCGTGTGAGTTTCCCGCCGCTCCCCAAGACCGTGTCTGCGCCGGGAGGGGAAGTCACGGTGGTCCTGTCGCCTAAGATCAAGCACCCTGATGGCAGCGAGTGCTGGGGGATCTGGGACGAGTCGATCCGCACCATTACGCTGGACAGGACGGCCACGAAGCGCCACCAGTGGAAGGTCTTGTTCCACGAACTCTGCCATGTGGCGCTGGACGATTCGGGCTTATCCAACGGAATGGAGGCGTCGATAGTCGAAGCCATCTGCGATGCCATTGCCAGCGCCCGGATGCGGGAGCGATTCGGCTGATGGCCAGCGCAAAAGGGGATTGCAAGTTCTAAATACGTGGTTATATTAAGCTTTAACCCCCATGTATTTACCAAAGAGAACTTGCATGCAACCGACTGCGTTGTCTCCCGATCTGATGGCTTTATTTCTAAATGCCCCACAGCGTTTTGTAGCTAAGTTGGCCGTGTCTGGAGAATGTGTTCTTTGGACCGCCGCAAAATATCCCAAAGGGTATGGGGCTTTTAAGATTAAGAGTTACACTTTAGTGCAGGCCCATCGTGCTGCGTTTGAGTTTTACCACCAGCGTCCTGTCGCTCCCGGAAAAATCCTCATGCATGCATGTGATACTCCGAGCTGCGTAAATCCCTTGCATCTGTCTGAAGGGACAAAGGCAGACAACAACGCAGACATGGTGGCAAAAAACCGGCAACAAAAGGGGTCGCAACATGTCTATGCGGTGTTAACTGAAGCAGTTGTAGCGCAAGCGCGAGCCAGATATGCAAGTGGTGAGACGTTGACAAAAATGGCTCAAGAGTATGGTGTAAGTGTTCCTACCATGCACTATGCCGTGTCAGGAAAAACGTGGAAAAGCGTGAAGGCTAGCTAATGGCTGCGCCGCGCAAACCAAACACATCGACGGTTGCAGAAGTCCGATTGCCAACGCGGCATCCGGGGCAAAAAGTTATTTCAGAGCACCCCGCACGATTTAAAGTGGTAATGTGCGGTCGTCGGTTTGGGAAAACGCAACTTGGCATTCGAGAAGCGTGTGATGCGGCTATTGCTGGACAACCAGTTGGATGGTTTGCGGCAAGTTATAAAATTGCCCTAGAGGCATGGCGTGAGTTGGTAAATCGCCTTGCTCCAATAACATCGCGCATGTCCGAGCAGGACAAGCGACTGGAATTAGTAACGGGTGGCGTTATTGAAGTCTGGACGCTGGACACGCCTGACCCGGCCCGTGGCCGTAAATACAAACTGGTTATTATCGACGAATCTGGGATTGTTCGAGATTTGCTCGAAGTGTGGCAAGCCGCGATTCGCCCAACTCTTGTGGACCTTTCAGGAAAGGCGCTGTTTCTTGGGACACCAAAAGGCCGACGCCACGGCTTTATCACGCTCTTTAACCGAGGGCTGTCCAACGATGAAGATTGGCAGAGCTTCCGGGCCTCAACGCTACAAAACCCCTATATACCGGCAGAAGAGGTGGAAATCGCTCGCCGCGAACTGCCACCAGAGGTCTTCGCGCAGGAGTTCGAGGGCGTTCCGACAGATGATGGCGCAAACCCGTTCGGCCTCGACGCCATCCGCCGCGCCGTCCAGTCGGATGACCGTCTGGTCCCCACCGAGCCGGTCGTCTACGGTGTCGATCTCGCCCGATCACTGGACTATACCGTGGTCGTTGGACTGGATGCCTATCGTCGCATTGTCACGCTAGACCGCTGGCAAGCGCCGTGGGCGGTCACGAAGCAGAAAGTGCGCGATATGGTCGGGCAAACCCCGATTGTGGCGGACGCGACGGGCGTG